CCCTAAGAACTGGCGCCGCCATCCACCAGCCCAGGAGGCCGCCCTGCGTGGAGTCCTGGAGGACATCGGCTTCGCCGACGCGGTCATAGCCAGGGAGACCGACGACGGCCTGGAGCTGATAGACGGCCACCTTCGGCAAGAGGTCATGGGCGACCAATCCATCCCGGTATTGATCGTGGACGTGACCGAGGAGGAGGCAGATAAGATGCTCCTGACCCTCGACCCCCTGGCGATGATGGCCCACGCCAATCAGGAGAATCTCTTGGCGTTACTGGAGAACACCAAGTTTGAGTCGGCCGCGGTCAACGACTTGATGGAAGCCCTGGCCAACGGGGAGCGGTTGCCGATGCCGAACCTCCACGAAAAGGTCGATGACCCAGGGCCCCAGGCCGACAAGGCGGTAGAGTTTCAAGAGAAGTGGGGGACGGAACGGGGGCAACTTTGGGATATAGGGCGCCACAGGCTAATGTGTGGCAGTAGTTTGAGTGGGCTGTCAGTCGTGACCGAACCAATTATTGACGTGGTGGTTACTAGTCCACCTTATGGCGTCGGCGTTAACTATGGCGAGAATTTCACCGATACACTAGAGGCTGTTCAAGTGATCATTAAAATCCTTCCTGATGTACTCAATCGGGTAGTTGTGGACGGTGGTTACGCTTGCATTAACTTTGGTGACATCATCTCGGCCACGAAAGGTCTCGGGGTCGAAGAGGTTTGTGAATACCCGATGGCGGTAGAATACTGGCCAGCGTTCCGTGGCTGCGGTTGGTTTTTGCATACACGGCGGATATGGGCGAAGCCTCACGCCAGGGTGGCGGCCCCGTGGTGTGCGAGCAGTAATAGAGCGGCGTCAGATTGGGAACATATATGGGTGTGGAAGCGTCCCGGGCTTGGACTGAATGAGAGGAGAGAGCCGTCCTACTACGGTGTATGGGACACAAGCAAAGAACATGGAGTGGATATTGGGAAAGATGTTCATGGCGCTGGGATGGCAGTGGCCGTGGCAACCCACTTAATCTCCATTTATTCTGAGATTGACGGGAATATCTACGACCCTTTTATGGGAACTGGCACCACAATGGTCGCCGCCGAGCAACTGGGCCGCATCTGCTACGGGATGGAGATCGAGCCGAAGTATGTGGCGGTGACCCTGGAGCGCATGGCCGGCATGGGACTTGAGCCGCAGTTGGCGGGTGGCTAGGTCGTGGCTTTACAAAATGGCAACAAGATCATCGCGGAGCAACGGCGGTCACAGGTCATCCAAATGAAGATGGCCGGCGCTACCGAGCAAGCCATAGCGGACCAGCTTGGAGTCTCCAAAGCCCAGGTGTGGAACGATGTAAAGCGGAGACTGTCCGAGGTCCGACGTGATGATACCGAGGCGGTCGAGCGGGAGTATGCCCTCCAGAAGTCCCGCTATGAACGACTCCTCCTCCGCTGGTGGAGTCAGGCCACCGGCCCGGATGACACCCAGGCCGCGAGGGCCACCGGGATTGTGTTGGACATTCTCCGGCGACTTGATAGCATTGGCGGCCTTGTACCGGATAAACCGTTAATCCAGCTTAACCAGGACAACCGGCAGATAATCCAGTCTGAATCTATAAGGATTGATATTGGCGACGTCACCGAAGCCCTCAAGGTCTTGGCAGATGCGGGGGCAATCCGCATGGAACCCAATGGGCACATTATTGACGGCTCCCTGGACAGCCTACATTCCCCATCAGCCAACGACTAAGCAGCTAGCGTTCGGGCTACTCGATACGCCGGAAGCCCTGTACGGTGGGGCTGCGGGCGGTGGGAAGAGTGATGCGTTACTGATGGCCGCACTCCAGTATGCTGATACCCCTGGCTACGCAGCACTATTGCTACGCCGATCCTATACAGACTTGTCCCTGCCTGGTGCGTTGATGGAACGGGCCAAGGAATGGTTGATGCCCACCGATGCACGGTGGCGTGACACAGAAAAAACGTGGCACTTCCCGAGCGGGGCTACCATGACGTTCGGCTATCTGGAACGCCTAGGGGATGAGTATCGATACCAGTCCTCTGAGTTCCAGTACATCGCCTTTGACGAGCTTACGCAGTTTGCGGAAACCCAATACCGCTACATGTTCAGCCGTCTGCGTAGGCTAGGCACCACCACCATCCCCTTGCGGATGCGGGCGGCCAGCAACCCAGGCGGCCCAGGGCATGAATGGGTACGCCAACGGTTCATCGATAAGGGCAACGATGCGGAAGGGCGGGTATTCATCCCTGCCACCCTGGACGATAACCCCCACCTTGACCGTGAGTCCTACATTAGCAGCCTGATGGAATTGGACCCGCTCACCCGTCAGCGACTCCTGCTAGGGGATTGGACGGCCCGCCAGGAAGGGAGCCTATTCAAGCGTGAATGGTTCCCCATCACGGAAGAACTGCCAGTCATGGTGAATAGATCAGTGCGCTTCTGGGACTTGGCTGCCACACCCATGCGCCCTGGCACTGACCCCGACTACACGGCGGGGGTGCGCGTGGATTACACTAATGATGGCCTCTATTACGTGGCAGATGTGCAGCGGATACGTGGCACCCCTGCTGAGGTGGAACGGCTGGTGCGGCAGACGGCTCAGATGGACGGTAGTGGAACCCAGGTGGTAATTGAGCAAGAGCCGGGAGCCAGTGGGGTGAATACAATCCACCATTACGTTACCAGGGTTCTGGCTGATTACACGGTACGGGGCCAGCGTTCCACCGGGTCCAAGGTGGCACGTGCAGGGCCAGTCAGCAGCCAAGCGGAAGTGGGGAACATACGCCTACACCGTGGCCCGTGGGTGGGTGCGTTTCTCGATGAAGTAGAAGCGTTCCCGCTGGGCGGCCACGACGACCAGGTAGATGCGCTATCGGGGGCCATGATGCGGCTACGCGCCAGCCATTCGCCGGAGCCTCTAGTCCACCAACTGGTGGGGTCGGGCTGGATTGATCCTGCCAAGAACCCGCTGGGACTAGACCCCAATAATCCCATCTATTGGGACAAAGACCGCTAGCGGAATAGTTTGCAGCTTGCCAGAGGGAGTTGACCGATGGTCCTGACGAGTGTTAATGGGCTAGACCCTGTGGCCGAGTCCATGATGCGGTGGATACAGCAACAGACCGATGACCGGCGGGAGGATTACGAGATGGCCCGCCGGTATTACAACGGCGACCACGATACGGCCCTGACCGATAGATTGAAGAAGTTTCTACCGCCCCGCCTACAGTTCCGGGACAACTTCATGAACGTCGTGGTGGATACACTGGCGGAACGACTAACGGTAATTGGATTCGACATCCCAGATGAGGCCGTCAGTGAATGGGCGTGGGGTATGTGGCGGCAGAATCGAATGGATTACACTCAAAACGTAGTCCACACCGAGGCTATCATGCTAGGAGATAGCTACGTATTGTGTGACTGGGATGAGGAGAATCAGCGGCCACGGTGGACACACCAAATGGCCGAGATGATTATCCCGCACTACAACGAGGTAAACCGGACAATTGATTGGGCCAGTAAAAAATGGCTGCAACGGCCCCATCTGGGAGATGACCCGGAAACCCGGTTAAATCTGTATTATCCAGACCGGGTGGAGAAGTACGTTGCCAGAGGTGGGGTCTGGCGGCAATACCAGGACGAGGTGGACGAAGGATGGCCGGTGCCGTGGTTAGCCAAGGATGGCGGGCCACTGGGCGTTCCTTTCATCCACTTTCGGAATCGCCCGATGGGTGGAGATTTCGGGCAATCAGAGATCATGAACGTGATCCCCATGCAAGACCTGCTGAACAAAAGTCTAATTGACCTAACCATGATTCTGGATACCCTGGCATTCCCGCAGCGGTACACGCTGAACGTGAACCACGGGGCCAGCCGCCTGGACATACTGCCGGGAAGCGTCACGGAATTCCACAGCGAGTTTGATGGTGGCTCTGTAGGGCAGTGGTCAGCCGCCAATGTAGACAGCCCGCTACGGGCCATTGAGTCCATTGTGCAGCACATAGCTGGCACCACCCGAACACCCCAGCATCTATTCCAAATTGTGGGCGGTATGCCCAGCGGGGAGGCTCTGAAGACGGCGGAAAGCGGGCTGGTGCAGAAGGCCAGACAGCGGCAGGTGAATTTCGGGAACGCCTGGGAAGATTGTGTGGCTATGGGATTGCGTATCCAGGCAGCATTCGGCACGGCGGTGGGAGAACTGGAGGATATGGCGTTTGACACTACCTGGGGTGATCCTGAGACGCGCAACGAGCAAGCACATCTGGAGGCTCTGAAGTCCAAGGCCGAACTGGGAGTGAGTAAGCACCAGATATTCCGCGAACTGGGATATACTCAGGGACAAATCGACCAAATGGACATAGACGGGACTACGGAACGGAGACAAGAAACCAACATAGGGGCGGAGATACTGCGGAACTTCAACGCTGGAGAAATTTAGGAGGGGACAGAATGTATTGTGATTTTTGCGTTGATTCAACTGGGGAAAGTCTAATGGTAAAGGCTCTATGTTATTGCTCTCGGTGCGGTAAAGGCGGATGTGGTAAGTTGCATTTGGTGAAGCCGAATGAATGCAGGGTGAAGATACAGACGTTCACAGACCGGGGATGAGGAAATTTAACATGGGTGAGCAAATGTGCTGGTGTGATCACCTAGAACGGTGGCACAGCGTTGCTGGCATCTGCCGGTGGTGTGCCAAGATGGAACTCCGGTGTCCACAGTTCAACTTCATGCCCCGGCATCCCTCCGCAACCGAGATGCCTGAAGAGCTACGACGTCAAGTTTTGCAGTATTCCATGGACAGGGTGTTGGAAAGGTAAAGCCATAGAATGCCGGGGCCATCCGACGCACAGAAATCTGTAGAGGAATTTCAGCGGTTGCTGGCGGCCCAGGATGCCAGGGCATCAGCCCAGGTTATCCGGGCCTATGGGCCTGTGTACCAGCAATTACAGCGGGACACCCAGGCATTGGTGCGTGTTGCCAACACCCGTGGGCTGAAGCCGTGGCAGGTTATGCGGATGGACAGGATGAAGGACTTGGAACGGCAGTTCCTGGTCAATACTGCACGGTTCGCTGACGCTGCGGGGAATACCATCACCAGCGGCCAACGTGCGGCGGTAGGACTGGCCCGACGTGGTGCGGAGCAAACGGTGGTAGCGGGCCTGCCCCCCGGCATTAGCATGGACAATCTGACACGGGTGGGGCTGGAGTGGAACCGGTTACCAGATGAGGCGTTCACAAACTTCGTGGGGATCGCGGCAGATGGGAAGCCGATTGGGGAATTGCTGGCCCCGTTGGGGCCGGACGCCCGTAAGGGAATCACTGAGTCCATTGGCAACGGCATAGCACTGGGGAAAGGCCCACGGGAAACGGCGGAACTGGTGCGAGTGGCGGCGGGTATGCCACTATCACGGGCTTTGCTGATAACCCGCACAGAAACCAATCGGGCCTTCAGGGAATCGACCCGACTTCAGTACGCCAACAATTCTCAGGTAGTTAAGGGATACCGGAGGCTGGCCGCCCAGAGTGACCGGACATGTCTGGCCTGCATCGCACTGGATGGTACGTTGTATGCCTTAGATGAGCCACTGAACGAACACCCCAACGGGCGTTGCGCCCTGGTCCCAGATACCATCACCTATCAGGATTTGGGCTTGGATGTGGAGATGCCACCCCAGCCGGAAAACGCCCGTGACTGGCTGACACGGCAACCGGAAATCACCCAACGGAAGATGCTGGGGAATACTAGGTTTGATGCTATCAAGCGTGGGGAACTGCAACTGAACCAACTGGCTACGGTTCGTTCCAATGCGGTCTGGGGGGATGCTGCCGTCGTGCGCCCCATCAAAGACCTTGGGTTGGGTAAGGGCGGCCCCACTGGTATGGCTGTCACCCCACCGCCCATCCCTGGTGCGCCGGTAACTCCACTCAAGCCACCTATTGAACTGGTTGACCCTAAAACTGGGGAGAAGGTACGGGGTAACCGCAGCACACCGCCAGAACCAAGATTGCCGGAAGGGTGGGTGGGTGACCCAGATGATTTCTTGGATGTGTCCAGCGATATTGGCCGAGGTAGTGTTAAACAACAAATCAACGCACAAGTGCGGGAACAAGAAGCGTGGGCCAGGGCCGTTCATGGGACGGTTGAAGCTGACTACCAAGGGCTTTCCATCCGTGCAGCCGAACAAGTGAACAAGGGCATTGAAATGACTATTGTGCGGAATAGTTGGCGACCCTTAGACCTTATTACCACGCAAAGGCATCCTGGCAGAGGTGGTGGATTTGGCAAGGCTCCCGCGTTTCAAGTAGGTAATAACGTGCATATCAATCCGGCTTTATTAACGACCAGCAATGTGACGGGTACTGCACGTCGATTGGAAAGGGGGTCAGTCCGTGTGATGAATAGAAGACGCCGAGGCGGCAATGAGTATACGAAACAAAATCATCAAGAAGGGTCAGCACGGATTGCCGAACTTGAAGGTAAAGTGGAAGTCAAGCGCGGCATATACAACACATGGAAGAAGAAGAACGCACCGAAAGAAATGATTTATGACCCTGAACTAGAGGGAAGATTATTGGATGGCGTAGCGTATAAGCGGTGGATTGACCGGTATGAGAATTCCATCAAAAAAGCAAAAAGCCAACTTGTAAAAAATGCGTCAGAGCGGTATGCAGTTTCAGCCAATGGTGACGATGCACTACTGGAATTAATAGTGCATGAGATTGGGCATTACGGCCACAGACGATGGGGATTTACTGAAGGCCGGTCACTTGAGTTGTTAAGGTATAGCAAACACGCAAAGAACGAAGCACGGATGCTCAGTGAATACTCTTTGAAGAATGATAAGGAACATTTCGCAGAAGCCTTCCTTGAACACACCTTATTCGGTGGTAAACGCAACAGCCAAAAAGTTAATAGCTTTATTGAAGACGTAGTGAAAGCAAACACCACTTATGCAGATAAAGAACGCATTTTCCATTAAGGAAGGAAAGGTAATGGTACAGTGTGCGGTTTCTGACCAGTGTATTTCTTGTTACTGGTACATCGGTGATATAGGCACAGACTTGGCCTGCGCGGCTTTTCCAGAAGGTATCCCCGATGCAATCTTTGTTGGAACGGTTGACCACCGGTTGCCACACCCTGGCGACCAGGGTCTTCGATGGCGGGAGAACCCAGAATATAACGCAATCTTAAACTAACAGGAGCAACAGGCATGAACGCAACGCTACGCAATGAAATGCGGCCAATTATCCGGCAACGGTTTGACGTAGTCTGGTGTCCGTTCTGCGACCGCAGCCGCCAGGAAACCAGGCCCACGCCGTTCTGCGATGGGTGCGGGGCGGAATTCACCGAAGGGGCACCCATTATCCCGCATCCGGTGGATGGCCTGAATGTCGAACTGCCGGAACCCTCTCGCCGTTCTCGACGGACAATATAGATTAGGATGCGCTGTTATCAGTGTGGGTCCAGTGATTTAGACCTAGCTCCTCTGTGGCCTAGGGACCGCGCCATGTATGCCGCAATTGGCATTGTGTTGCGCCTGTGCCAGTGCTGTGGGCTGGAGCAAAACCATTGCGGAGATGATGAACCATTATCCTCTGCCGTGGCTGCACTCGAAGCCCCTCCCTCAAGTTCCCCCTAATCAAACTGGAGATGAAGTCTTTAGCTTGCGTGTTTGATGCCCACGGTATTGGTCAATTGGCTGATTCTTCTTGTCTATGTCACCAAACAATGCCGGGGGATTGTGCATTTTGTCACATTGTTTTTAAAATTCGCATGAGCCATACTGGAAGGACCGCACCCAGCGGGGATAAATGGGGGGATAAATGGTGACAGGGAATACGGACCCAGAAGACGTCGGAACCCCAGCAGCCCAGCCGGTGACTCCACCGGAAGGCGATGTTCAGGGCCAACCACGGGTATTCTCGCAAGAGGATGTGAACCGGATGCAGGCCCAGACACGCAGGGAAACACGCAACCAGTTCTCCGATTACGGGGAACTGAAAGAAAAGGCTGCAAAGGCTGACGAACTGGAACAAGCGCAATTATCAGGGCAAGAACGGTTGGAAGCCCGTGCGCATGAAGCGGAGAAGCGGGCAGATGATGCCATACAACGGGAACAATCGGCCTTGATAGCGGCGGAGGTCAAAGTACGGGCCAGTCAACTGGGGATAATCGACCCCGATGCTGCTTATTTGTTATTGGACAAGGCCAATGTGCATTACAGCACAGAGGGAGGCGTAACGGGGGTGGACGATGCCCTGGCCCACCTTCTGGAAACCAAGTCCTATTTGAGAGGACCAGCAACCCGTGCGCCGAACCTAAACCCGCAAAGCGGGGAACCCGCCCCAACATTGCGGCTATCGGAAGGGCAACGTGAGGCCGCCCGCTTGATGGGCATGACTGAAGAGGACTATGCTCTGGGCCTCTAATTTCTGAACTGCGGATAGAACGCATAAGGAGAAAATATCATGGCCGCTAATGGCTTTAAGTGGCGCTATAACATCAGCGGCGGCAGGCCGCTGATCTTGACCTTCATAATGAAAGATTCTGAAACTTTTACCCGTGGCGATATGCTGAATCTAGAATCCGGTGAGGTTGACCTAATGGCAACGGGTGACGTTGCTGCGGTTGGCGTATTCGTTGGGCCTGAAAACCCCAATGATGCCACCGACGGTCAACCAGGAATAGTGGCTGGCACCGATAGCACCACCGTCGTTAAGGTAATCGCAAACCCTGACGCGGTTTACGGTGACCCGAATGACACCAGCGCACGGAGTGCTGGGGCATTGCTGGATATTTCCGGTGCTACTGGGGCGCAGACGGTAGCGTCTGCCAGCAACAATGAGTTCGTGGTCGTGCAACGGAAGCGGGAATCAACTGAAGAGACGCGACTTCAATTCACGGCCCCCACCCACTATCTCAGCAAGGTTCAGTAGCCACTTTAAGGAGATAAAATGCCTTTAACCAGTGGCAATTTTGCGGATTTGCTGAAGCCTGGACTGAAGCGGCTTTTCGATATTGGGACGAGCCGCCCCAGGCCAATAATGGAACTGCTGTTTGGAGTAGAAGCCTCTACTCGCTTCGAGGAACAATACCAAGGCATGGGCGCACAGGGCTTGGTGCCCCCGTTTGATGGCACCGTCCCTTACCATGACTTTGATGCTGGGTACAGGACGGATATTCGCAACTACGAGTTTGCGATGGGAATGCAAGTGGAGCGGCGGCTGGTTGACGACGACCAGTACAATCAAATTCGTCGCCGGGCTTCCAATATGTCGGACAGCTTCAACACGACGATCCAAACGGATGCCGCCAATATATTCATCAATGCGTTTACCGATTCGGGTACGAACCGGATGGGCGCATCAACTAACGGGGCTGATAGTGTGGCCCTTCTAAGCACGGCCCACCCCCACAGCCCCGCCAATACGAATACCACCCAAGCCAATGAAGCGACGCTGGCCTTGACACTAGATAACCTGGACACGACCAGACAAGCCATGCGGAATTTCACCGACGACAAGGACCAATTGCTTGGGGTGAACCCGGACATGCTTCTTGTTCCGCCGGAACTGGAGCGCACGGCAACCCAACTAGTCAGCGAACGTGCCATCTACGAGCCGGGTTCGGCTCAGTATGATGTCAACATGTTTTCTGGACGGTTCCGTCCTGTGGTCTGGGATAGGCTCACCGATGCCAATGCGTGGTTCTTGATTGACAGCACGTTGATGAAGCAGCACCTAATTTGGCAGTGGCGCATCAAGCCAGAGTTCGCCGAAGCCGAAGATTTCGATGGCCTCACGGCTAAATTCCGTGGGTACATGCGGTACGGCATAGGCTGGACTGACTGGCGCTGGATATACGGCCAAAATCCTAGCTAATAATCGAAGGCAGACTGGTGGGAGGTAGTAGGGGCAAGCTGCTACCTCCCGCTGGTTCCTACGTAAGGAGGGACTGGTTATGCCTACTAATTTCCCAAGTGGCGTGAAAAGCCGTGGGGTTCCGGTTGAAGGACTGGGCGGCATCGGTAGTCCGCTACTCACTACCGGAGATGTTTACCATGTAGATTCTGGCGCGGATGCCGCAAGTAACAATAACGCTGCTACCAATCCCAAGCAGCCCGCCGCCACCATTGACGGCGCGGTTGGCAAATGCACGGCCAACAACGGCGATGTGATCCTTGTGGCTCCAGGCCATAGCGAGACTATCTCAGCCGCCGCTGGAATCACGTTTGATGTAGCCGGTGTCACGGTCATCGGGATGGGCGTCGGCGGCTCCCGGCCCACGATTACCCTGGACACCGCCACGACCACGGACATCAATGTGACCGCTGCTGATGTGCAGATTCACAACCTGATTTTCTCGATGAACTACGCCGACATCGTGGAAGTATTCGACCTTTCGGCGGCTGGGTTCGTGGTCAACAAATGCCGCTTCGTGGACACGGCGGCTTCGATGAACTTCGTTGACCTGATTGTCGCCACCACGACTGATAACCAGGCTGACCGTCTGGAATTTACGAACAACGTGATTATCAGCCCCGACACGGGGAACAATGGAGTAATCAG